CTCCTTCGAAGCGGCATCAAGCGCATCTCCTGCTAATTCAGCCTTAGCTTTAACGATGTCGAAGTTAGCCATGGAGGCAGCAATCTTTTCATCTAATTTCAAATATTTATCCCACACATCACGCATATTAGCTTCACCTGCATTAGGAAGGTCTATTGATTTTATAAACGTGTCATATGCAGATGTGTAATTCTCTGCCGACTGCTTCATAAGGGATGACTGTATCACTGCTCGTCCCCAAACATCATTACCAAATATGTTATCAAATTTCTTGTTTGTCATTGTAGCGTATGCATCCAAATATGCTGTTTTCAAAGCAATTGCGGCATTGGCTTCGGCTTCTAATTCAGCTTGACGTTTTTTTGATGCATCCGTAAATAAAGATACTACTTTAGTTGCAATAGATATAACTGTTGATATTACACCCAATATAATAGATGCTTTTTCTACAGTCTGAATAGCCGTTGAAGCCCCAACGCTCGCAGCACCCCAAGCAGTTATAGATGAGGTAACAAATGACCCTATTTCTCCAATAGAAGATATAATAGCACCTACTGTTCCACCCATGGCATCACCGACCGATGACATATTTTTAGAGAAATCGCCAAACGCATCATTTATAGCTTTAGTAGCTTTTACTCCTTTGTTCTGTGCGGCAGCAACATTATCAGTCTTTTTGGCAACGTTACTATTTGCATCGGCAAGTTCTTTAGCTTGTTCTACTCCAGAAACATTAGTTGGCATTCCATTATCGCCTATTTTTATACCAGATGAAACTAATCCTTTGTACGACTTTGCTTGATCTAATTCGTTTTGAGCTACTTTTAATTCTTCTGCACTTTCTTTTAATGCCTTGAATGGGTTACGTTTAATAAATTCATCCGTCATTTTATCAAGCTCCTTAGCATAAACTTTATAGTCTGCTAAACTTAAAGCACCAGATTGAGATGATTTTAATTTTTCCATCTCCTCTATTAATTTCTCAATGGTTGCAGTAGAAACGTTCCCCAAATCCTCGAAAGCCATAGCAAACTCAGGAGTAGATTTTAACTGATCGAAAGCTAAAGCCATTTGATCTTTAGCCTGATTTGTTTTAGCTTGAATTATAGCTGAATCAATTTGTCCAACAAGACCCATGTCGCCTTTTTTAGAAGCACGTTCCCTATCTTGTACTAATGCCGCTAATGTATCATTATATTTTCTTTCAATTTCAGTTTTCTTAGCGGTATAATCACCATATTCAAGCAATTGCTTTTCAAGTAGCACCGATAACTTTGCATCGTTATCTTTTTGTGCTGAGTCAACTTCACTATTGTATGTAGCTAATGCTTCTTTTGCGGTTGATAGTGATGTATTAATTAGTTCAATAGTCTTTGTCATTCCACCAGCAGTTGCTTGGCTTAAAAGCGAAGTATATGCTGCAGTAGTTCCACCAGCACCTTCTCCAACGCTCGAAACTTCAGGTGATTTTCCACCTTTAGGATTCATGTTAAGAAATATATTCCTAACATTTTCCTGCTCCATTTTAAGAATCTTAGCTTTTTCAGCAGCTAAAGCGGTCATCCTCTTTTCGAAATTATTTTCCTGCTGTGCTTTTTCTTTAGCATAGCCAGCATCCATCGCATCAATAGCGGCTTGCGTGGCATCGGTTTCTGCTTTACTTTTAAGATTGGCTAATTCGGTGTTATTAGCACGAATTGCTTCTAAGCGTTTTGCGGCTTCGGCTGCTTCACGTTTAAGAACTTCAGCCGCTTTTGTAATAGACTTTGCTTGACGGGTCTCTTCGTACGCAGCTAATTCCTTATCGGCTTGTTTTATGTCCGCATTATTCTTTTTGTAGATGGCAACTATTTTTGGGTCGACACCTGATGTATCTCCAGAGTTAAGTTTCTTTTTTGTATCGGATGCGATTCCATCTAAATTTTCTACAGCGTCTTTTCTTATTTTAGTCCAGTATTCTTTGTTTTTGTTTATCTCTTCTGCCTGACCTTGATTTTTAGATGCAGCGTAATCTGATTTATATTTATTATAGTCTTTTAAAGCTAAATTATATTGAATTTTTAATTGGCTTATATCTGCATTCAGGACTAATTTTGCGGGATTTGTACTGCCCGGCATATCAGCTGGGAATTTAGCTAATTGGTTTTGCTTAGATAGCAATTCTGTTTTTAATCTATTAGCTAAATTTTCACGACCTAACAACTCAGTACTATAATTGACGGCTTTTGCAGTTTTGTTTTGTAAATCAACCGAATTAGCAGCCTTAAGTTGTTGTAGTGTCATATCCCCAATTACGGCACCAAAAATATCATGTAGTACTTGATATGCTTTAGTCTGTTCAACAGTACCATCCAATGCTTTGTTTTTAATCTTATCAAGATTCTCGCTAAACATCCTGTTTTTCTTTTCTGCTTGCGATTGAATATCATCTAAAGCGGTTTTAAGCTTCCTTTGAGCTTTTTCTGCTTCTGTTGTACTATCCGTTAATGCCCACATTACCGCTACGAGGGTAGTAACTGCTACAGCGATTGCAGTATATGGATTAGCCATCATTGTAGCATTCAGAGTTCTGAACATAACAATTAATCGTGCTTGTGCTGCTGCAAGTAAATCTGTTCCTGCTGCTGCACCAACTTTTGCGGCTGTGTCAATGTTTGTGGTTAGAGTATTTTTTATATTCTCTGCCGAACTTAATTCCGTTTGAGCAGTAGTCAATCTTTTAGATGTGAGTAACGTATTTTCGGTAGCTACAGCTTCGGTAGCCGATACTATTTCCGCTTGTGCGGACACAACAGCAGCCTCAGCTTTTTGTACCATTAGAGCTATCTCTGCCCTTACAGCAGCTTGATATTCTACGCTACCAACTATCAACCCTTGTTTTACTATTCCTTGAGTAGTTTCAGCTGAAATTAATGTAGCTAATGAATTTGCTTCAGCTATATTGGCAGCAGCAGCAGACATATTCGTGCCAAGACTTGACACCATTTTAGCTACTTGGTATGTCCCGACAGCAGTCGCAGCAACAAGTATCGCCTCTCCTAATGCCTTCCAATTAGCAATAGCAGAACCGACTAATTGAACAGACATATTAATGAATCCATCGCTACTCTCACCCATATCCTTCATGGCAAGAATCCATTTATCCTTGACATTAGAAAGTAATCCAGCAGTAGTGCTCATCATTTTTTCAGAGAATCCATAATATTGACCTCCAGCAGAAGTCAATGATTCGATTGCACGTTTTACATCCTCAAATCCAACAGCTCCCATTTGTGTCATTTTCTTAATCTTTGCAGGTGTAGTATCCATCACTTTGGCGAGTGCTTCGTAGATAGGAATACCAAGATTACCAAACTGCATAAGAGTACGGGTATAAACTTTACCTTCGGTTAATGATTTACCGTAAATGTAGGCTATTTCTTTGATAGGTTTACCAGCTCCTGCCGCAACATCAGATAGCATTTTAATCTGACCAACCACATTATCAGCACCAATACCAAAAGCCATCAACTGTTTAGCTGCTTCGGTAATATCATTTACTTGTAATGGGGAGTTAACAGCAAATTGTGTCAGTTCATGCATTATTTTAGCACCTTTTTCAGCACTCCCAGCAAATGAATTTATAGCAGTTTGTAGAAATTCAAATTGGGTTTTTACAGTTATTATCTCACTTGCAAGATTTCTAAATATACCAACTGAACCATAGGCAAGCATAGACCCAAAAGCATATTTAAATCTACGTTCTAAAAACGATAACTGTTCGGTACTTGAAGCTACATCTTTTTGAATTCCTGCAACCATTGGAGCTAACGGACTATTATTACCAACTTGCAATTTAGCTGCCGATTTGCTTATCTTTGACATCGATTGGTCATACTTAGCAGTGAAATTACCCAACTTAGTGATTTCCATATCAATGGTTTTACCAAGAGTCTCTATTTGAGTCTTAATGCTTGAAATCATTGATGGATCGACAGGGTTGTCAAATTTTACTTTTGAAGCAGCGATTACCTTGCCGTATTTTTGAGTAATCTCATCTAATGCGGCAGTAACCCGATTAGCAAGGGTGGTAAATATCTGTATGGCTTCTTGCTGATTAGCTCTTAATCCTGAATTGTCAATTCCTGTAGCCCAAAATAGTTCGTTGGTGTCCATAATTTTATCCTCTTATTGTACCTGTTATATTCATTTCTTCTTTTACTTCTTCGGTATTATTCATACTGCTATATTCAGTCATCATATTTTGCAATAACGTCCATCCCATTGACAACGTATAGTCCGGTGTAAATCCAAAATTTTGATTTGCAATTACGATAATTTTTGTGAAGTCATAGATGTCACATATCTTTTCTCTGCGGCTATTAACCCCGCTCTTGTTTGTAGGCTCAACCTTTGGATTAAGTTGATAGATTTCAGAAAAGATTTGTTACCCATTCGATATAGAGTCCCGATAAGTAGTGCCATATAGTCATCTGATGTAGCGTCTTTCAATTCCTCGCCAACAATTATATCTACTATATACTTTACATCTGAACCATATTTACCAAAGAACTCAATAAAATCACTCATTCTTCCATTCTCTATACTCTCTTGTAAGCCATCCAAATCTATTTTGGTTATCTTTGCTACATACGGATGGATTTGTATCATCTGTGCCATTGTAACTGGTCTAATTAGCCAATCCTTATACTTAAAAGGTAATCGAAGTATATTCTCCGAATCTTGTAGTAAAAATTCTTCTATTGTTTGATTTTCCATAACTAGTTTTTAAAAATAAAGGGGAATATTCCTATCCCCCTCCACCTTTTAATGATACGCAAATTTATTTTTTAAAATGCTGGACTAATCGCATAAGAAAACCCATAACCACGATTTCTCATTACGTTAAATGTAACCGTAAATGGTTGTGGTTCTGTGCTCTTACCGTTAGCACCTGACCATGAATAGGTAGGTTTAGCGTTGAATAGCTCAACTATAATAGTTTTACCATCAGAGTTTTTACCTGTAATTTTTACATATTTATTTACTGCTGAAGCTGCTGCCGAAGCTCCAAATTTTAACTTATCAGGAGTAGTACCTGCTGTCCCTGCCGTCAATGTTGCAGGAGTAAAATCAGCGATAGTAGCTGCTGTTGCGGCTGCTAATCCCAACACTGCTTTCTTAGCACTTGGAGTTGTCCTTACGTTGTAAGTTTCTCCATCTTCCGTATAATCCGAGGTAACCGATTCTTCGGGGATATCTAAACTGAAAGTCCCTTGTTTCAACTGATCCGCTGTAATAGACTCCAGTGTAGTCGGTAATGTAGCCGAGCTTACATCCACATCTGCATATTCGCAAGACACAAACTCTACGATATTGATAACACCACTTGTTGCTGCCATAATTTTATTTGTTATTAATAATTTATTGTTCTTATTTTGAAAGTTGTGACAGTATAGTTGCTGTCTAAGTTATCTGTAAAAGGGTCAACGTTTTCGTTGAAGTTTATTTGTCCTGATGTAGCCGAGAATGCTTTTAATTTAGTTGAAATAGTTTTACAGTAATTCTCCACGCTAATCATATCTGCTATCCCTGCTATTTTAGGAAGATAAAGTAAAATTACTATATCATTGGTACTGCTAAGAGATGTTTTCTTTATTGGAATATATGTCAATACAAAACATTTTCCTGTTTCAGCATCTTTCTTTACCTCTTTATATATTGGAATAAGAAAAGAAGATAGAGAAGTTTTTAGCTGATTAAGTACATCAAATATCGTATTGGTCATATAATTGCCGTTTTTATAATATCAAAAACATATCCTACATCGGGTTTAAAATAATCTAAAACCGTTTTTCCTCTTGACTCTACCGTTCCTGCGTATGGTGCTGCTGCAAATACAATCCCAACAAGTCCAATTTCAGGAATATGAATACCATTAGGTAATTCTGATTTACCAAGGATAAATTTTTCAAGAGCATTTTGAAAGTCCATAATACCAAGTGCGGGATCTTTGCCCGAAACTGCGCTTACATCCCATCTTTTAATCTCTTCTCTATCCTTAATAATTACAACCCCAACCGATGATTCAAGCTCTCCTTTTATATTCATGTAGGTATGTCCTGAACGAGCCTTAGCAGCTATCTCTTGACATATGTCGAATAATGCATCAGTTAACTTACCTTCATCAAAAGCAACCTCAGTTTTTTTATTAAGTTTGCTAACAACTTGTGGTAACGTCCACCTCTGCGTCATTTGACCCATAATTCTATATTTAAACTTGTTGGAAAATTTGAAACAATAACTCCCTCGCTATTATTACAAATTACCTCAGAGCCTATTTTAAAATCTAAAGTCGAGGTCGGTGAAACAAATAATTTATACTTAACTTCAACAAAAGACCCAGCGTAGTTCACTTTTTCTCCACCGATTGTCGGTTGATAATCTGCAAAAAACGGTATATCCACTCCTTCGCTAATAGGATCACCGTTTTCATCTAAAACAGGTTCTCCTTTTATTGTTGCTAAAAATGGGTATCTTACCATGAGCTTCCTGTTACGATAGTTCCAACATTAGGCTCGATATAAACTATACCTACTGAATTTAAAATTGCCCTACCCATATTATACAGGTATGACCTTGATTGATTCGATGTAGTTTCTGATGTACTCCCCTGTTTGTAATCTCCCGAAACAGCCTTTCCAATCATACCCAAAGCCATTGATGGTTTATTATCCTGCGACCCTTCCACATCTATATCATACAAGCCTAACGTAAGGGTCGCTACCGTTACGTCAGGATTATAAGACATATATGCTTGGATGTTAGTCATTATGCAGTTGCATCAGTAATTAAAATACTCATTTGATTCATCAGAGTTGGAACACAGATAGAAGATAATTCACTTTCGATAGTTACCTTACCTCTATCGCTACGGGTAGACAACAGGACGTGATTAACATCTTGATAAATTACATTTGAATCTGGTCTACGTTGTTCATCAGAAGGAGTCCACAAGTATTGAGCGATTGTAGTTCCTACGTGAGCAGTAACACGACCATCAATAAATGCTGCTGTTGCCGCTGCTGCGGTTGTACCATCGGTATTATATTTAGATACCATTGTATCTTCGATAGTAATCGTAGGTAACATCATACCATCAACTAAAATTTTGTTTACAGCTTCCAAAGAAGGAGTACCCATATATTTAGTAGTAGTCGAACCATCAGAGAAATAACTTGTCATAGCAGCCTTGGTAGAAGCCTGAGCCTGCAATAGTGACCATGTTTTACGGTTCATAGTGAAGTTATCTACAATTACACCATAAGTGTTATACATTCTCCAATAAAGAGTTTTCAAATCTTCCAATCCGTTTGCAGTTGCAGCAGTAGCCCAAGTGATACCGACATTAGATTTATCAATTCCCCAATCAATAGACATACCTAAACCCGATAAGTTGTCGGCTGCTAAAATTGTTGATGTACCGTTAGAAAATGCCTCGAAGAATAATTTATCTTGTGAGATAAGTGGGCCTACTGACAACCTTTCAAAATAATTAAAAAGGAATTTAATCAGTTGTTGTGGTTGTACCATGTTATTGGCAATACCACGTTCCAATTGACCAATTTTGGTAAATTCCTTTGCAGTGAAAGTAACTTTATTACCGAATGTAGGCATATCACCGTACATGTCAAGCGGTTTTTCAGTCCCGATAATTGGCTTACCCGAAGATGGTTCAATCAATGATGCCATTGGTACTCGTCCGTTCAATGCAGCAACCGCTTTCCACTCACGAGTTTCCGAATATACATCTTCTGTGTACATAGGGAACTTAGGAGTCTTAAATGCTGGTGCTAATTCCCTCACAAAATCTTGGAATTGCGTAGGGTCTTGTATAAGTTCGTTGAAGCTTATCATTTCAGTATAATATTAGGGTTTAAAGCAGTTACAGTCAAATCGGAAATAACATGAGGAATGCGTGCTTTTGGAACCCATTGATCAATCTTATAAATACACGTTACTGTTTCGCCTGCAATTATCTTAGTAGAATTACTAAGCAAACAATTTGCGGTATATGCAGCAGCAGGAGTAGCTCCAGCAGCAGCACCGTTAACGATGACAGCTCCAACAGTAGCCCCAGCATTAGCAGCACTAAATGTAATTACATCGTAGGCAGCATTCGTAGTATCGATAGCAGTTATAGTAACAGCATCTCCAGATACGAAACCTACATCACCAACTTTAAACAAGTGGTTTTTACTCACTCTTGGAGCAGTAGTAGTACCACTGGCAAGAACGGTTGCAGCCTTAATAACATGGGCTTTCTTCGTTGCGTAGTCCAGATACAATGGAGCACCTTTTAATAGGTAACCACCATTTTTAGTTGCGTCCAGTTCGGTCACATCTAATACACCACCACCTAAACCATCAGAATGGGTAAGCAATTCGTCCCAAATATGTGGGTCGGGTGCAGGAGCGGTATTTTTTACAAAATAGGGCATAGTTTTTATTTTTTAGTTGTTTTATCAGTCACAAAACTTTTTACTGCGCTTGAAAAATCAGCGTCTAATTTACCA